ATGGCGAATGACTGCCTGATCTCCCCAACCGGAGTGAGGTTCGATAGACGAAGGATTGAAGCCCTAGCCATCATCCAGGTGGAGCGGTCAGAGAAGCAGAAAGAGGCGTTCTATTGGAGGAAGAAGCTAGGCATGAGTTGAAACTGAGGGGGCAATGCCCCCTCAATTTTTATACACAAAAGGCAGTTGAGGGACCATAAACACGCCTTTTTAGGCGCTTAAATTTTTTCTCGTATTCATTTTCAGGAGCTGCAGCACTACTAATCCGGGAAGGATTAGAGGCACCTTCAGCTGTGGGATACCAAATTTTTAAGATTGCTGCCGCGTATAGAAATAACCCCTCAAGCTTGCTCTCTGGGTCATCGTCCCATTTCTGCCCATGTACCTTGGTAGCAGCCACCGAGAAGGCTCTCTCAATGACCTCATCAGGCCATTTCGTGACAACAGCAAACTCACGCGTGGAGTAGTAGTCTCTGAACTGCCTGATAACGTCAACCTCGATCATGGGGCCTCCTGGGCCTAGTGGACTGTACGAATACTATCCAACAACCAGAAGGAAAATGCAAGCTTATGTTTTTAAAGGATTTTTGACGCTCTCGTCAGGCAGGGCGAGAAAGGTGATTGGTGTTGAATTCCCCCCGTATTACTATACGGGGGGCAGCAAATCTATAAACTGAAATCCTTGAGGGAATAATGAGAACCTTTTATAAATACTACAGTCATCTTCCCGAAGAATACCTATTAAACCCCACGATAAAACTAACGCCACCATCACTACTTAACGATCCTTTTGAATATATCGTTCCAGAGGACATTATCAACTACATTAATAATGATAAAGAGTTAAAAAAGATAACGCATGAGTATATGGAAATGTGGGGATATAGCAGACAAGAATTAACAGATCACATTATCAGATGCTTATCTCACTGTGGAATAGTTTCGCTATCTGAAACACCTAGAAATTTACTTATGTGGGCACACTACGGTGCACAGCACAAAGGAATATGTATAGGCTACAAAGAGACATTCTTTGATAACCATATAAAAAACAATGAAGCCGACTGGGAAGATGAAATACCATATTTTTATCGCCCGGAAAAAATAAACTATGACTCAACAAGATTAGTCCCAAATGAAACAAAAATAATGAGGTACGATGGCAAGAGTATAATTTATAACATCATATCCCATATATTGACGATCAAGAGTGACGAGTGGATATATGAAAAGGAGCATCGTTGTATTGTACCAATATATTGGGGTGATAGCTTTACAACAAGCCGACCATATTTTAAACCTAGAGAGGCAGAAAATGGAGTAATTAAATTAAATAAGAATGAATACATTCATTACATTGGAAAAATGTTCAAGCTAGAGGATGGCAATAGAGATTATCATAAATTCCTTGCGCCAGAAAGAACCTCAATATTCAAATCCATATCAAGCCAAGACATATCAAGCATTTATTTTGGATGCAAATCTGATACTCGATACGTGCATAAAATAATAAACCTGATTACTGGAAACCCCCAAAAACTTGGCCATATAAAAGCGTACATTTTCAAACCAAGCTCGTCACGATTTGAACTAGAAATTGAGTCATGCTTGAGCGAGTAAAGGAAAAAATTAATGACAGCCAATGAAATATTAGTTGAAAGTTACAAAGAAGCCGTCAAACATACTAATAGAGGCATGTTCCTAGGGATACTCATATCATCAATGCTGTATCTGATTGCATATAAATCCATATTCTATAATGGGATAACTATCCCGGTACTTGGGTTAAATATCCCATCAAAAGAGACTGCAACATACAGTCTGTGGGTGCTTTATTTTTATTGTGGCATTTATTCTAATTTCTACTACATGCAGTCACTAAACATATTCAAAGAAATACAAGACCATGAAATAAAAAAAGCACTAACATTCTACCCATCAATAAATATGGCCAGCAGTTTACAATCTGTAATACTCTCACCTTTTTATGTAGGTATATGGTATGCAGTTTCATTGCAAATAGAGCTTGTAGATTCTCAATTTAAATCAATCCTTATTGGCTCCATTCTTGCGTTTCCATATTTAAATGTTCTATTCAATATTTCAAGTGAACGTAGAGAGTTTCAAAAAATAAGAAAGAATAAACCTATTGAAGAGACCATTCCTGAGTAATACCCTCATTTCCCTCAGCACCGGATAGCCTCAAAAGCCGGTTTAGCAGGAAAGGGGGGTCACCACCTCACAGGAGCATTCCAAACAAGTTTCGGCGAACCAACCACCTTCCCGACAATGGGCCTCAGTGTGTCGCCTTATAGGGGCTCACGCCCCTGGGGTTCAGTGGCCGACCTGTAGAAAGGTGGCCACCGGCAGGAGAGGGGAGTTATGACCGGTCATCAGAAGGAGCTTGCTTGTTGCTGCTACCCGCAAAGAGGGTGGCATTGTATTTCCGGCGCAGGGCGTCACCCTCGGGGTCGCAGTACACGTCCACAGGTTGCCCCTGGTACTTCACCACCGCATGGCATGCACTCATTGGATCCACCCTGGCGAGTTCCTCCGGCCAATCGTCCCTGTCGAGCGGCTGCACGTCGTCGCCCTTGCGCAGCGAGAAGCAATACTCGACCCGATATTCGCCCAGGTGATCCTTTATCAGGATGTGACAGCTGATAATCAGCTGATGGCCGGCAAACGGCCCTATAGCAAGGACGCCAGCAGCAGACGCAGCAGGAGCGCCACCAGGACGTACATCAGCAGCGGACGAAGCACCCACCGTCCCAGCAGCCGGAACAGCGGCAGAAGCGGTTTCAGCGGCCTTAGCAGGAGCATCAATATATTCAGGCTTGATGAAGCCAAAGAATACGCAGAGTCCCCAAATCGCCAAAATAAACAGAATTTTAGGGTCTCGAAATATCGAGCTGCCCGCGATTGTATCCGAGACCTTACCGGTTGTAGTCGAGTCATAAAGCTTGAAAACATACTTGGGCACCTTATTAAATGGCTTAGCTTGCAGCACGTCATTCATGGACGTACCGGAGTTATCAGAGAGGTGAAGCACCGTCTTATATCGACCACCGATCCCCAGTATCGCCATATTGGTATGACGAATGGCCGTTTCGGCAGCAGCCCGGATTACCTGGTGCACCTTTTTGATGTTCGGGGTTGTAAATACAAAGTCCCAGTTATGATGACGGTGCATATCAAAGGCAACATCGATGGTTTCTGGTCGGCCATCTTCTTTAGCCACATCCGGCCCACCTGGATAATTCAGCCGGTCTAAATCACTCTGCCGCCAGGAAGGCGGAAATATCCGCTGCACCTCATCGACTAGGAAGAAAACCCCTTTGGGCGCCCAGTGATAAAAGCGGGCGAGGTGATCGCGTCCTTCCTGGGATTCTGTCTCGATATAGGTTACCTGGAACTCGTCAGGCACTTCCTTTCCTAATACCTCTTTGCACCGTTCAGCGGTAAAGCCGCGCACGTTGGTCACGATATGACGACCCGCCTTGATGGCCGGTATCACATCGGTATGAATGGCCCCTGACGACTTATAGGAACCAGGGGCGCCGTGATGGATCTTGATAGACATGGTTTACCACCCCAGCATATTCAGTAAAAAGCGGGTCACAAAGGCTTGTGTCAATATCGACAGCCCTTTATCAACATGCAAATAGAGCAAGATCCCCCTCATTTGAGAGGGCAGGTTATTAAAGGAGGCGGAGATCAGGTCGCTGAATTGCAGGTTAATCAGAATCTGCTTGGCAACGTCCCAGGAAAAAGTGAGTAGAAATATCTTGAACTCGACCCACTGAATCGCCAATTTAACAGCTATCCAGGCTGCAAACTGCACTGCCAATTGATATATATCGTTGAAAAATCCATTAAAGAAATCACTCATCCATTCCATATATCACCTCTTAGCCACAATCATCAGCGCCAGAAAATAGAAGATGAACATCATGATGGCCGCTATCATTTCCCAATATCCTTCTACCTCGGGGCAGACGGAATAAGAGCGGCCAAACATCGAGAACATATCAAAACACTTTGGCACCGCCGCCGACCCGCTCAGGCTATATTGGAACATATCGACCATATCATCCTTAATACCGTCATGGGTGTTCTTCAGTTGATCCTTGCGTTCCTGGAATTGCTTATTGATGGTTTCCAGGTCAAAGAAACAGTGCGCACCATCTTTACAGAGCTGGGATGTATATTCAGACCCTGCCACATGCAATGGGTTTTGCGCAGAGCCTGGCATTTTAGAATAATCAATGTCCTGACCGCCTTCACCTGACGAACCGCCACCAGATTTAAGCGCCTCCTTAATATCCATCAAATGCCCATTAACACCATTGTTGCCAAGTTGAGACGCCATTTCAGCCGCATACTTAGCTGTATTGCTGGTTGACCTATCAATATTTGTGGTGCCGCCATAATAATCCCTATCCATGCGGCCAAACATCTCACCCAACTTTGAATCCCAATAAGGCTTACCCAGACCATTATCACCATCCGAACCAGCCAAATGTTCGCAACCATTAGCAAGCGGATTAACAACGCAATTAGTTAATCGCTGCAACGCCTCATCAGACCGATTAAGCGTCGATAACATCTGATTATTAATTAAACCAACTTTTTCAGAACCACTAATCTGAGTATTTAGCGCATCAGTAACCTTTCTAAGGTCTCTACTAAAATCTTTAAATGTAACAAGCTGAGCCTGCCCCTGCTCATAAAACTTAATTGCAGACCAACGAATATCTTCATCAATCTGCTTTAACGCTCTTGTAGTGGTCTCTTGATATTCACCACCGACCCCAATAGGACTCACCTGATTTTTAAATGGATAATAATAGGGAGCATCGCCACCACCTGTACCACCATCACCACCTGTACCACCATCACCACCCGTACCGCCATCACCACCGCCCAACTTGCATTCGCCCCCCGTTGTCTGAATAGGCCCCTTAGTACCTTCATTAGGAAACTCAACGCAAACACCAGGACAAGAAACCTGACAGCCGCCCAGAGTGGATGACTCCCATTTAACGCAATAGGGCAGCGCGGTACTAATCGGCACATTGGACAGCTTAAGGCCAGCCGGACAGCTCGCAAACGCCCCCAGCGGCACCAAGAGCAGCAAACAAAGGACTCTCACACGACCCCCAATAAAAAAGGCGACCGGAGCCGCCTTTGTGTCATATCGAAAACGATGATCTGTAGCCTTCCACAAAGAACAGGAACCACAGCGTTCCGATGAGCAAAGACATGCTTAGGCTTTGCGCATCAGGCTGATCAGGATGCCCACGCCCACACAGGTGGCCACAACCAGCATCACCTTGGGAGAGGTTGCGGTCACGTCCGACTGGGTGGCGTCCAGGGCCTTGGCAGCGGCATCAGCAGCGGCTGTACCACCTTCGGCGAAGGCCGCACCGGTAGACAGGGAGCACACAGCAGCGATACAGCCATTACGGAAATAGTTTTTCATACTCGTTTATCCTCTTTTTGCACTTACGATGACACGGGCAATTGCGCCCAGTTTGAGGCCAGTGACCCAGATTAATAATCCAAAGCCAAAGGCCATCGACACAGTGGATACATCCAATTCAAACCAGCTCGATATATCCGTTAATTTGGCGTGCTCCTGGACAGTCAAGAGCACGTATTTACAAGAATCCCCCTCAGCTAAGCGGGCATATCCTTCAGAGGTAATATCTAGACAAAGCATTATCGCGCCCTCGTCGTCGCTCGCTGCGCGCTCTCGCTCCTCCTCCTCGCGGCGCGGTGGTTATACCGGCTGTTTTTTGGTTGGCTGGAAGCCAACAACCACGTTGCGGGTCGGATTCTGGGGATCCGCTTCCAGGACAAGATCCACCGCCACCAATTTCGGGCAGTCGGCCAGCTCTTTAATGGTGGCCGCATCGTTGCGCAGGGCTAATTGGCGCACTTCATAGCCCCAGGAGGTGATATTGCATTCCGGCTTGTTCACGTTATTAGCCGGTGCCAGGTATTCTACCTGGGCAAAGTCATAAGGAACCGGCGAGCCAGATTTACGGGACACGCCATAGCCGTGAGTAACGCGGGTAACCAAAATACCAGTCAGCAGAGACATATTATTTATCCTTTGAAGAACCATTGTTAGGTCGATATTAAATTGTGCTGCCCCGATATAATCTCGGGAGGTAGCGGCATTCTTAACCGCGCGGGAATATCATCTTCTCCCAGGTGCGCTGTTAATTGGTGAACAATCTTCTCAGGGGCTAACCCTTCAATGCTTGCTAACCAATTGACAAGGCGACCGGCCATCCTGGACATATTAAATACGGCGTTATCCCTGGACGTTTTGAATTTATTCTTAAAGGTGGTTACACGCACCGGTGTTATTTCTTCCTGGCAAACCGCATCCAGCCATTTGGCAAATTGCGGATACATCCCCGAAAAATAAGGGTCAGGGTTTACCAGGACATCCAGCGGAATGACTCTGTCCTTATTGTGTAATTCGCCTTCGGCGCGTACCCAATTCGGGAACTCGGCCGATTGCATCTGTTTGCCCTTCTCATATATCCGCGCACACTTGCCGTTAATACGGCTGCCCACGTAGAAGGAGCAACCCTTGCTCGGCACCATGCCGAAACGCTTGGCGATACCCTTGGCCACCTCGGTGATCACGAACTCGCCCGATTCAATCTTCATCCAGGAAGGTGCACGGCCACGCTGCGGGTGAAACTCGCCGGCTTCGGCGCCGGCTATCGCGCCCTGGTAAGTGATGTGTTTGCCGCTGTAGTCATCCAGGGCGAGATCCACCCGAGTGATGCGCAGACCTGGCACGTGAGAGATAACGGAGTGCAAAGCCTGGAAATCGAGGGCCGCACAACCCACGCCGGAAAAACTCACCATGCAGCCATGGTTAGCCGCACCCCAACCAATCAGCCCGCAGGGCATCCCGTCACACAGCAGGTCAGCCGAGTTGGCGTAACCGTGCAGACCGGAGCGGCGAGGGCGCATGGTGAAACGCGGCTCGGGAATGGGGACACCGATGCGGGTATTGAGTTCTTCCAGCCACAGTTCGATCTCGTTGCAGCAGAGGGCATCCAGGAACTGGACGCCGTAGCTGTCGATAAGGTCGTTATAGGCTTCCCAATACTTGGCACCCTCGACCACCTCGAACTGGGAGAACTTGAGCAGATCAGCGCAGACAGCTTTGAGCTCCTGGCGCATGTCGGCGCGGGACCGGTATCCAGAGTGCAGGGCACGTTCCATCATGTCGGTCATGGAAGGCGTCAGCACCGGGGCAGGGGACTTGGGCAGCCCCTTGAGGCTCAACCGCTCAGTGGCTTTATCAAACGTCCGAGCAGGGGCAGGGGACGCAGCAGCCTGCTGCAGGCGCTCGGCCTTGTCATAGAGACGCTCAGTCACCTTGTCAAAGCGGGTGAGGGGAGCGAACCCGACAGGGCGCTTCCACAGGTAACGCAAGCCCTCGACCGGCTGGGCGGCAAAGGCGGCTTGAATCGCCTTGTTCTGGGTCTCGAAGCGGGGGATAGCCTTCAAGAGGGCACCTTGCTTGGCGAGCTCAGTCATCTGGCGCAGCTCGGTCGGGGCCCAGGTAAAGGAGAGATAGTCGATCAGGGTCTTATGACTGGTCATATCTGCTTTTCCCAGAAGGCAACCAACAAGCCATACAACGTGACCAGCAGGCAGAAAACCAGGAGCAGACCAAACCCGACAACCAGCGGCTGAACGCTCACATCCAGGTTGTCGCCGATAACGCTATTTATCGGCATCACGGAGCTATGACCAGTCATCGAAAAACACTCCCTGGTCATAGAAGCCTTGCCATGTGTCCTCGGTCACCTCGACCAGCTCAAAGGCGGTGTCGGGGTACGTCATGGACAGATAGATCCGCATCTCATGCAGGTCGCGGAACATCTCAACCTGACCGGCCACACAGGCGGAGACATCGCCGGTGGGCTCTGCCTGCCAGTAGACCTTGCGCTCGTTGAGCGCCGGCAGATCCTGGTTTTGTGGGCTACAGTAGGTCATAAGTTATGTATTCAAGTAGTTACTTAAGTAGATTCAATCATGTAATTACCTAAATAGAAACGAGGCGATTTTCGCCAAAATGGGTATGATGGGCCGATTGTCGAACTACTCAGGAGACAGAAACATGGACTCGAAAACACTGATTGAGGCCTACATGAGGGCCAAAAAGTACAGCCAGTTTCAGGAAGTCGCCGCAGACCTGGGATTTACCAGTTCTTACATCTCTGCAATCAAGCACGGTAAATCGCAACTGACTGATGCCACTGCAAAAAAGCTGGCTGAGGAAATTGGCCTGGATGCCAAAGAAGTGCTGTTAAGTCTGGCAGCCGTCAGAGAGACAGATCCCGAGATTAAAAAGGCCTGGTACGACATCCTGGCGAACTACACCAAAGGAGCAGGCACGGCTGTAGCCCTTGCGGCAGCGGTGTTTCTGGCCCCTAGCCACGGGCATGACCTAACCGCGCATAATGTATATTATGTTAAATTAACTATCTTGTTTCCTGTCACCACCTATTGA